TAAGTTCACTACCTGCTAAAATTTGTGTTAGATAAGACGTAAATGTCTTTATCTTTCACCCGATAAAAACATCGACACTGGAGGATAAACCAAGGTGTTTATTGATAACGATTTTCCAAAAATCTTGGGTGCGGAACTTTACCGTCCCCACCCTGCGTACATCGCAGAAATGGCAGTCGAGCCTGTAGTTGTTCACGACTTCACTCGTCAGCCTGGTCAAACTGTTCAGCTTGATCGCTATAAGTTCTGGGGTACCCCTGGTACTAAGGACAGCCGTGAGCGTATTGCCGACCAAACCATCGGTACCGCTAACAGCCGTAACATCACCAAGGAGAAAGTCCTGGTGGTGCTTAAGGAATACACTGGTCCTGCCGACCCGGGTGATCCAACTCAACCTTCGACCTTCAAGATTGCTCGCGAAACCCTGATCACGGCCCAGCGCCTGCTTCTGGATTCGGGCAACCTGAATATGTTCCACCAGTCGATCGGTAGCCTGACGCTGCTTGACGACTATCGCCGTTGGCGTGACCGCGTCTTTATTGACGAACTGTCGAAAGCAGAAGCCAATGGCGCTGCTTCTACTACCCAAGGTGGTTACTACTTCGCTGGTAACAAGATCAAAGATTCCTCTGGTCGTGTCAGCTACACCTCCACCGAATACGGTAATGAAGTTCAGCAGTTCCAGGTGCGTACTGACCTGCTGACTGTTGTTAAGGATCTGCGCAAGCGTAACGTTCCGACCTTCGCTGATGGTCTGTATCGTTGCATCTGCGATCCTACCTTCATGATGCACCTGCGTCGTGATCCTGACTTCCGTGAGATTGCGCGTTACTCCGGTAACCCTGGCCAAGGCATGTACATGGGTAACCCCATGATGCCTAACAACGCCAGCTTCTACATGGGTCCCCAAGCTGGTCAGGGTTATTTCCTGGCTGGTGAACCTGTAATGCCTACTGGCGTTCAGTTTGAAGGCGTGAAGTTCTTCGAGTCGACTAACTTCCCGACCAAGAGTGTGACTGCCTCCTTTGATGGTGGTTCCACCTATGCCTCCAAAGAAGCAGCTCAAGGTTTCTTCTTCGGTCCTCAGTCTGTTGGTGTTGGTATCGGCGGCCCGAACGCTCAGGTGCTCATCAACAACAACGATGACTTCAGCCGTTTCATCATCCTGATTTGGCAACTGTACGCTGGCTTCGAGATCCTGAACAAGGACTTCGTGACCACTGCTTACAGCTTTGTGCAAGATGACGGCACTGTTTGATAACTAACGTATAAACCACAACATAGGAAAAGATAAATGACCTATTTGTCCGCTAAAAAAATCTTCCCAGGTAACTGGGCGGAACCCCTGAACGGTTGGTACAAGAACATTGATGCCGACTACGCAGGTATTGATGACGGCTCCAAGGGCGGCCCCACTTCTGTGCTGGCTGTCCCTGGTTACCGTTACTTCCAGCAGCGTGGTTATGTCCCTGTGACTGCCACCTCTGGCTCTGGTGCTGTGTCTTCTGCTGCAGTGATCGTTCCCTCGCCTTACCGCCAGGACGACACCCGCCCCGACATCACCGGCATGGTGATCTCTGGTAGCAGCACTCTGCCTGCTTATGTATACCGCGCCACCATCTCCGTTGCTTCTGGCTGGGGTGACGGTCGTGTTTCCTCTGGTGTTTATGCCGCCACTGGTAACGTGATTTCCTTCGGTCGCAGCAATGGTGGTAGCCCCACCGCTGCCTCCGGTATTGGCGAAGGTGTGATCCAGGCCAACCTGACTTCCACCGTGTCTGGTACCCAGGCTGGTGAGATCTTCTTCGCTGCTGGTTCCGCTGCTTACAGCACCAATCCGTTCCTGATTGCATCCGGTGCAGCCGGTGTGACCGCTGGTAACGTGAACTACGCTGTTACCTCTGCAACCACCCTGCGTGTGTTTGCAAAAGAAACCGCGAATAGCACTGCTACTTCCGGTGGCTTCTACATCTCCAGTGGTGATTCCACTGGTGGTCGTACTGGTTACCTCGTGGTTGAGTGCTGCTACGTTCAACCTGACGTGGCACCTGGCTACGAAGATATCGATGGCTACCTCCTGGGCCGCACTGTTAGCTGATTAGGTTAAACTAAGACCAGTAAGTAACTGGTCTTATGTCAACCACTGCAGCAATGCTTTATCAGCACAAAAAAACAGGTGCAAGAGTCAAGATTGTAAGCGAATGGGATAACGGCGACTGGTACATGGTCGAAGATCAGGACGGTCGCCTTTATACCGCTTACAGAACTGAACTTACACCTGATGAGGCTGCTACCAAAACGGTAAAGACGCTTCAGGTAAAAGATAAAGCTGCTCAGGAAGAGCCACGTACTTTCCCCCCGGACAACCGTTTAAACATCAATTCAGCTACCGCCCAAATGATCGCTGATCATATTAAGGGTATTGGATTGAAAACAGCCCGAGAGATTAAAGATCTTCAGATGTCCTTATCGGGTGAAAGGTTCAACAATCTCGAACAGTTAAAACAAATCAAGCGAGTTGACTGGGATGCGGTGATTGCTGCGGACCTGATCAGGGTTTGATTACTCATCTCCACACTATGCCCC